GCATTGCGAATGCTAGAAATTTCATTAGGAAAACGGCAATCCGAAATTACCACATGATCTTTAGAGTTACGGAGTTTGTTTTCTAGACTAGCAATCCAGATATCATCATGGAATCCTTTGCGGCATACTTCTGTGCCCCAGTATTGTAGTACCCAGCGAGGAGTAAGTGTGGGCATATCAAGACGCTCGGCCCACCACGGATCTACTTGTTCTCGCCACTCTCGGGCTTCTTTAGTGCGCCCTTCCAGCATGATTCTATCCCACCCGAACACTGAGCTTACAGCATCCTTGAGTGTTGACGCAAAACTTTCTCTTCTAAACTCGTGAAAATTAACCAGATAATCAGCGATAGTATCTTTACCGCTGCCAATAAATCCGCAAATACCTATGATCATAATGTCCTCCAATTAAGAACATTATAACAGATTTAATATTTTGAAGTCAACCTATAATCCAGGTATAACCAGAACCGCCCGGAACCAATTTCATCAAATCGTCTGTGAGCTTTTCAATTTCTTGTTGTGCTTCGGTTTTTAAGGCTGCGCCATTAAGGCTACTGCCTCCTGTGGGTCCTGCTATCTGTGCAAATTTTTCACGGGCTTGACCTAGCATCATTTTACAATTGGCTAGAGTATAATCCTTGATCCATTGCCCTGCATAGGTATCTTCGATAATTGAAAAATCAGGTTTATTGTTATAAACCCACAACATAACCTCTTCTTCTCCTCGAGGACGTTGCTGTATGACCAATTTTCTTGACTGCGGATGCCACGTAAAATTTATAAAGCTACCGAACATCTTACCTACCAGCTCTTGATAACTGCTGAACAATTCATAGGTTAATAGCCCGCCCATATTGGTTGAACTTAACAAATAGGTATTTGTATAGGCCAAATTAAAAGGTTCAAAAACAGTTCCGCCACCTCCGCCGCCGCTTCTAGATCCTACGCTTCTTCGAAATATTTGACGTACTTGTTGTATTTCTTTAGGCAGGATATACTCGTTCTGATCTTGATTTAGCATCAAAAATGCATAACTTTCCTCTACAGCGTTGTCGCTGCGCTGACGAAATACCCCTAAGGCTCGATTTAGCGCGGTTTCGTAGTGTATAGGATCTAGTTCTACATCGATCATGCCATCACCTAGCATAGCTTTGCAGTAGTCGTATACGCTTTGTTTGGATTGGTCTATTTGGCTCATACACTTATTTATAAATATATGACTATGCCAAGACTCAGTCTCTATCGCCCAGAAAAGGGCAATGATTACAAATTTATCGATAAAACTATCTGGGAAATGTTCCAAGTAGGCGGTACCGATGTGCTTGTACACAAGTATCTAGGGCCCGGAGCTTCTGCGGAAAACACTCCGAGTACTCCAGCTTACGCAAATACCAGCGTGACCAACATACAAGATTTACTGTTTTTAGAAAACAGAGATCGCAAATATGATCCCGATGTTTTTATCATGCGTGGTGTTTACAATATACAAGATACTGATTTTAATCTAAGTCAATTTGGTCTTTTTTTGCAGAACGATACAATATTCATTACCTTTCATATCAATGATACTGTTGAAAAATTAGGCAGGAAGATTATAGCAGGTGATGTATTAGAATTACCTCATTTAAAAGATGAATTCGCATTAAATGATCTTACTTTCGCACTCAAACGATTTTATGTTATCGAAGAAGTTACTAGAGCAGCTGAGGGTTTTTCTGTAACATGGTACCCGCATCTATATCGTGCTAAATGCAAACCGTTGGTAGATAGTCAAGAATTTAAAGATATATTAGACGGAATAGCAAATACTGATGGTTTCGTAGGAACCTGGACCGCAGGAGTTACCTATTACCCGGGCGATATAGTAACTGGATCTGACGGCAAGAAATACGAAGTATTGCGAGAAGTTACAGATATAGCTCCTCCGAATAACACTTATTACAAGTTGGCAGATAGCCTACGTGATATCATGTCAACCTATGAAAAAGAAATGCAAATTACACAGGCAGTTCTTGACCAGGCAGAAACAGATTCTCCTAAGAGCGGATATGACACTACTAGATATTATACTGTACAGAAAAATTATGAAAATGGTAACAGCGAACTAGTCAGCGTAGACAGCACAGACATAGACGTTTCTGCTCAGTTACAGGCTACAGATCCGGATGGTAATTTACTCACAGATGGGAATGGTAATCCTATATACATCAATCCGAATGCGGCCACAGTATATGAAAGTCCTAGGGTATCCGGATATGACGGATATCTCGTAGGAGATGGAGAACCCCCTAACGGTACAGCGTTTACCGCAGGCATTGCTTTTCCTCTTAATCCGATATTAGGTCAATATTGTTTGAGAACAGATTACATGCCTAAACGATTATTCAGATTTAGCGGAACACGCTGGATCAAGATTGAGGACGATGTACGAATGACTATGAGTAACCTAGGACCGTCGGATGTTGCCGCAGGCGAAACATTCGAAGGAAAAGATGCTAGAGATACCCTAAAAACTAGCTTTATTAATAATAACACGGTTAGAAATATTAATAATAAGCCAGTCGCTGAAAAACAGAGCCTATCCAAAGCACTAAGACCAAAGGCGGATGAATAATGGATTATTTTTATGACGGTCAGGTAAGAAGATATGTGACTCAATTTATGAGAGTCTTTATCGGTTTCAAATATAAAACAGGCGGTGACACTCCGGAAGAACGACATGTGCCTGTGATGTACGGAGATTTAACTAGACAGGTTGCAGCCATTATCAAAGAAAACAGCGAAAACAAAATGCCAACCGTTCCTCGTATTGCCTGTTATATCACCGGATTAGAGATGGATACCAGCAGACTCAGCGATGCACAGTTTATCAGCAAAGTTAATATATTTGAAAGAGATTATAATGAATTTGATAATCAAGGAAATCCTGTATATCAACAAAATCAAGGTGGTACGTATACCATTGAAAGACTGATGCCTACTCCATATAAACTCAGCATGAAAGCAGATATATGGACTTCTAATACCGATCAAAAACTGCAATTATTAGAACAAATCTTAGTTTTGTTTAATCCCAGCTTAGAAATACAAACTACTGATAACTACATCGACTGGACTAGCCTTAGTGTATTAGACATTAAAAATATTCAGTTTAGTTCAAGGACTATTCCTGCAGGGCCCGAGTCGGATATAGATATATGTTCTATCGAATTTGAGACACCTATATGGATCACACCGCCTGCTAAAGTTAAACGCCTTGGCGTTGTTAAATCTTTAGTCATGAATATATTCACTGATCAAGGATCTGTTAAATCCTTAGACGATTTAATATACAACGACATGGGTAATATTGGTAGTCAATTTAATTCTCCTGTTCCTGGAGTTATCGGCGGCAAAATCAATTTTGGATTATGGAGTACGGGATATAGTGTTCTGTTATTAAAAAATCCGTCAGGCCAAGGATATGATCTATCTTTGGTAGATGTCAACGAAGTCGTTAAAGCATTAAAACTAGAGCCGCCACAAAAAACTGGTCCGAGGATTGATTGGAACATAGTGTTTGAAAAGATCGGAAAATTTTCTTCGACTAGCCTAGTTAGGTTTAGACAACCCAACGGATATGAAGTTATTGGAACTTTTGAAATCAACGAAGTTGATCCAACATATCTAACTGTGAACATTGATCCAGATACTATTCCATCAAATACCATACCTGCTGTAACGGCTATCATAGATCCTTATAAATTTAATCCTATTAGAAACTTTGGTAGCTATAATAATATTCCGGTAGGTACCCGCTATCTAATGCTAGACGATGTGAATAATAGTAAAAATGTCGGACAGTTTTTAGATTCAAGAAAATGGTCTTCGAATGATTCTACAGCTAATGCCTACGATGGCCCAGATGCATGGAAAAATCGCAACGGTGACGATCCTGTAATCAAGGCCAACACTATCATAGAGTGGAACGGCGATTCTTGGATCACTAGTTTTGATCCAACTACAGAAGAAGCTCCCCAGTACTTTACAAATCTGAGAACAGGCATTCAATATAAATGGGACGGCGAGCAGTGGCTCAAATCATTCGAGGGAGAATATGCAGCCGGTTATTGGACTTTTGATCTTAATGCTTGATAAGTATCTTCATGCAACAGAGAGCCGGATTATTATTTCTATCTAAACAAACCCAAAGAATATTATTGGTCTTAGAAGATCAAAAGTGGACTGTACCAACGTTTCCTAGAAAATCTTCTTTGTTAGATGATGCTGAACAGTTGTTAGAATCTTTCAGTAGAGGTAAAATAATTCCTATAGAACTTTATCTTTCCGAAGATCGAGGATTTGAATACGGTACATATGTCTGCCTAGTCAACGATGAATTTTTAACCACTGCGGTAGAAACTTTAGCATGGTGTACTTTTGAAAATCTTCCAAAAAGTATGCATACTGGTCTTAAGAATACCTTAAATAATCAGATAATACAGACTAAAATTAATACCATTTTATTGTTAGAAAATGAAAGAATTGCCTAATAACGAAAACTTTCTCAAAGAACGAAAACTGTTCTTAGAAAAAATCAACGAGTTGCC